TCACTAAGAAATGGTATAACTCTACGCATGTAGTCTTCATTATGTAAGAGTCCCGATAATACGGTGTTTTCAATCATTCGCTACAGTCTCCTCATTAGCGATTGGAGCTTCTACACGATCTGGTACTTGACTGTCATCAGTACTCATCAGACCGCTTGATGCCATTTTGTATCGTCCTTCAATGAACTTGGCAAAGTCTGTCTTCTCAAACATCATTAGCCAGAAGTCTTTGTTGTCAACGATTTCTTTGGCTCTCATCATCTTATCACAGAGGACTTCACCAGTAGAAGGATCGACTGCTTCATACCAGCCAACTTTAGGCTTGACGATATAACCACCTTTCTCTGCTACCTCAAGTAATCCAGACCACTTCATGATACCACCTTCAAATGTTACCATGATCGGGATCTTAGACTTCTCACGAACATGTCTTGATTTTTCAATGTTGATTACAAAGTTATAACCCTTGATCTCAGTACCATCTTTCTCTTGCTGACGACCAATAATCCAAATCGCATCAGCAGAATAGTATGCACCAGTACCGCCTGACACGATATCTTTAGGATACAAACCAATCTCTTTGTATGTGTGATTGACACAGATCAAAGGGATGTCTTTCAGATTCAAATGAGGTGTCACAATACGGAACAGAGATTTCATCTGCTTTGCACGTGACATATCTGCTACAGACTTACCGTCCATCGCATCATCAACTTCTTTCTTTGAAGCCAAGTTACCGATAGAGTCGATAACAATACATACGTTATCTTTCTTATCGAGATCATTCAATTGCTTAGTGATATCAAATTTCAGTTGTTCAACATCAGTAATAGGAGTATGAATAACACGATCCATATCAATGCCAAATGATTTGAAGTATTCTGGTGGTGTACCAAACTCACTATCATAAAACAAGATAACACCATCTTTATGCTTCTTCTGGTGTGCGGCTGCCATAAGCAACGCAAACGCAGACTTAAAGTGTTTAGATGGGCCCGCAAGCATTAGCAGACCAGGTGTAATACCACCATCAACTCTGCCTGATAACGCAACGTTTACCATAGGCACAGATGTTTGTGCCATTTCTTTTGCACCAAAGACTTTTGAGTCCATGATGGGGGCAGTAGATTTTATAGTAGAGTTACTTGCCAATTTCTCCATTAATGATGCCATATTCTATTCTCCATTCATAATTTTAAAAAGTCTATCGGCAAACGCATCGATCTTTTCGTATCGATTTGGCCAATAGATGTAGTCTTTGTCTGGATTTGCTTTCAGATTATCCAGTAACGGTATGATGTTATCATACAGGGTTTTTGCACGTGTGTCAACACTTTTAATCTTTTCTACCAGAACTTCGTGTTCTGCGGTTGCCTTTCGAACTGATTCTAGTTCGCCTTCGTCTACGGCTGTAAAGCCGAAATCAAATATATCGTCTGTCATGAGAAAAATCCCTCCAATGAGTTTATGTGTTCAAGTTCCCAGTTGATGGCATCAGACACCATCTTCAGTGGTTCTTTGAACGTTTTGTTAAATTGAGTTTCATAGTCAACATCACTATCTAGACCAAACTCTTTAGGCAGAAACTGAGGAAAAGATATTACGTTTTCCATCAGAGGATTAGGCATCTTCATATAACAGAATTTCACTTTACTGCCATTCTTAACTTCTTCTACTGATAGCTTGTTCTTCTTAATCTGTTGATTAAAGAGAAGCGCACCTCTGACATGGATAGGAGTACCTTTCTTATAGATGGTATTCTTATCTCTCCACTTTTCAATATCACTTACGCCACGAGGAAACGAAACGTCTTCTGGTGGCAAAGATTTGAACTCTTCATAGAAATTCTTAACGAATGCTTGCAGTTCTTTCTCATCAGAGTTCAGCATAATTCTATATGCTTTAACGAACTTGTCACGAACTACTTGTGGTGTAGAAGACTTTACTGCTTCAATGCCCATGATCTTGAGTTTGGGTTCAGCGTATTGTACTCCCTCGTTGTTAAATACGTTAAGTATATATCGTTTCTTTGCCATCCATATGCCCTTGTCGGCAATAGCTTCACGTGCCATTACCATTCGGTTGTCATATGCATTCATATTAGTAAACATATTGTGATATGCTTTCTCTAAGATTGGCACCAGTTTTTGTTCACACGCTTGATCAATGAACTTGACTGGGTCTTTAGGATTCACAGCCTCTACAAGAGGTCCCATGTTAACGTACAACGAATCAGTGTCCATTGCGATAACATAGTCTTCATCATCGCTTTTCAAAATGTTGTTCATTGCCTTGTTCATGGCTTGCTCTGCCCATTTGATCGATAACTGACCAGACAGCGTGATACCTTCTGCGATAAGCATTTCAAAGTATCGGAAGTACTGATTACCAAGAGCGCCATAAAGAGAGTTCAACAAAATCTTAATAGCTTGCTGAGTGTTCTCTAGTCTATTTATTTCTCTCTTAAGTTCGGAAGAATTAGCGTTCTCATTTTCTTGCTTGAGTCTCAACATTTCTTTCTTGATCTCAGCCCGCTCATCATATAGACCGATGATGATTGTCGGGAATACACCACGCTCATCTTTACGATACATAGAACCATTTGCGGCAACTGAAAGGTTACGCTCAATGGGATCATCAGACACAGAATTTTTGAGATAATGCTCTACACCGCTTGCGGTAAAATCATCACCCTTGACCAAAGTTTCTGGTGACATGTTGTACTGTACAATCAGATTTGGATACAGAGAGTTCAAGTCAAAAGATGTTACCCATTCAGTCATACCGACTTTAGGCTCTTTCACATAACCACCAGGATATGGATCTTTGTGTTTACGAGTTGCGGGTGGCACTGCAATTTTGCGATCACTCAGATACCGATATATGATTGAATCCCATATACCAGTAGTGCCGAACGCATCATTGTAGTTTACGCCACCCTTGTACGCCACAATCAAAGCTAAGTCCATCAAACCAGTTTGCTTATCGATCTTATCCACGACTTGAACGTCACGAATATTATAGTCGATAAACTTCTGGTGATTATGCTTATAGAGTCCGTGCAGAGAACCATATTCAGAGTAAGAAAGTTTCTTCTCACCAAGAACTACGGACGCTATGTGATCTAGTGCATAAGATGCTTGATTGCCGTACGTGTAACCAAATTTTTGAAACAGATCAAAGTAATCAACTTGCTGGACACCGTAAATCTCATATGCGTCCATCTCTTTACCTTTGATGCCAATCTTTCTATATCTAGTAACACCAAATGGAGAAAACTGCTTTGCAACTTTCTCACCAAGTATACGTATAGTTCGATTGATCATGTAAGGAATATCAAAGAGTCGAATGTTCCAACCAGTGATAATATCAGGACAGTTAGCATGCCAGAAAGTGAGAAACTTCAACATCAAGTCTTCTTCATCTTTACAATGTCTGTACTGAATTAGATTGCCAGGTATGTCAAGTTCACAATCTTCTAGTCGCCATTCACCAAGACCCCAAACGTGATACACGCCAGAGGCACTACTTTTATATGCGATTGATATGATCGGGTGAGCCGCTTCATCTGGCTCTGGAAAACCTGCATCAGATGCAACTTCGATATCGATGTTACCGACTTCGATACGTTTGAGGTCGTACTTGATTACACCAGGAAACTTCTCTTGTATAAACTGAGCAACAAAGTTATTATTGCCGTATATTTTAAAGTTGTCCACATTCTCATACTTCTTAACAAACTCAGTGGCTTCAGACATAGAGTCGAGTTCGATAGGATCAACTTTGACACCATCGAATGATTTCCAACCACTTTCGTTTGCTTGAGATTTAAGATACATCGTTGGCTTGAACGGTATCTTCGTTTGAATGCGTTTACCCTCATCCGTGTAACCACGAAAAAGAATATTACTGCCATAGCGATTTACGCAAGTGTAAAAACTCATAAGACCTCAATCTGTTTCATATAATGTACAATGTATCACGTATGATACACTTTGTCAAGTATTTTAGTCGCTTCTTTCACCGAAGCCATAGTCGATGACTACTGGGAATCTTGGCACACCATCAGGTGTAAGACCAAAGTATCTAAGAGTAGCCCAGTTAGGAGTGTCACCTTTTTCCCAGAGGTCTTTCAATACTTCTTGTTTACCTCTAACTCCTGCACCACAAGTCTCACCACTTGGCAAAAGAAGACCAAAGTGTTTCACGTGACCTGCCCAGTTACCTTGACCTTCAAGCATTGTCACTACTCGGAACTCTTCAGTGATAAACTCTTTTCTCTTCAGTAGATCATTGCTTCTCTTGTTTTGCTGATAAAGAGTATTGTTTCTCACCATCTGTCCTTCATATCCATCTTCTGTGTATGAGGCATAGAGTTCGTCTAACTGCTCTTGATCACTGGCAAAGTCAGTCTTAACAATCTTAACGACATCACTCTTTGCCCTATACGCAAGTTTGATTCTGTCAATGAAAAGCATGTTCTCGACATTACAGTCGTAAACGTGGTACTGAACCAGAGATGCTGACTCTGCAATATCTTCTGGAGTTGACTTAAGTTTTCTCACAAGACTAGTGATCTTGTTAAAGTCCTCTTTCAACTCATGGTTGTATAGTTCACCATCTAGAGTGACACCAGGATTAGCATCAAGGAAAGGCTTAACTGATTCCCAAATATGTGGACAACTAGTAATCTCTTTGCCTGCTCTAGTCCAGAGTCCTGATTGATTTGCGATACATCTAATACCGTCTAGTTTTGGTTGAGACCAGCCCTGAGCCTGTGGACGCTTAGTGTAGTCACCAGCAAGCATAGGCTTAAACTTCTCGTAAGTGTCAATTAGATTGATATCTGCAAAGTACTCTTTCTCAGATTTTTTATCCCAACTTGCTTGGGCTTCTGCGAGTGCTTGAGTGATACAAGTGGTTGCGTTGACTTTGCCAACGTTTTTTGGCTCGGTCATATTCCAGCCTGATGTAACAAGTTTGCCCTCTTGAATGCCTGCTATAGACCTAGTGCCAGCAGTATTCTCATTATCAAATCCATATTCAATGGTTAGTACTCTAACCTTGCCCTTTGTGTCTCTCTTATACAACGTAGGCAGTGCAATCACATTTTCCATATTCTACTCTCATTATTTAATTTAGATGTACAGTATAACACTGGATTGAGCCAATGTCAAGCACAAATTTGAAGAAAAAAGAATAGCAGGATTACTGCTATTCCTAGATGCGTACCATTTACCACCCTTTTATGGCTCTATTGTCATAGTGATATTGCTTACACTCTTTGATTGTAGTAGAGATTCCTTCCTCTACCTCTTTCTTGCAAAGCGTGTTCAACTTTGATGTGTTTTGAATGGCACCTATGGCACCTACCGTAACTATTACCCAAAATACAATACCCATTATCTCTCCTGTAATTTAAACGAAAAAAAGGAGCGTTTGGCACGCTCCCTTATGTGGTAATATACTTACTTCTTTTCAGATACGAAAGTATAAAGTTCTTTGGCTTTCTCCATCAACTCATCCATTGAGTACATTTTATAAGCATCTTGAAGGCAATCTTCAACATCTTTGCGGGCTTTTTCGCCCTCTGCGATCATGTTCTCATAGAATTGGATATTCATATGATACTGCTGATCCATGTAATCTTTAGCAAGTTTAAGCATTTCTGCTCGGATTTCGAAGGGGTTTTTATTAGACATACTTTTCTCCTGTGTTGTGTGTGTTGTCTTCATTCTTAGGATATGCTACTCAGACAAGTAGCTATTACAAAGACGCATATGCCGGTTAGTGCGAATGATGCTACTGCATCACAAAATGCGCCGTCGCAACTCTTCAGAAAAGAGATTGCTTTGTTCATCAGCTTTTTCGACTCCTATAGTTAGCTGTGAGATTAAAGGACGGAGCTTTCACTCCGTCCCACCCTGTATTACTCAGTGAGTAATTCTTTGGTATCCTCAAGAGTTTTGCCGATAGAAATCTTCTTCGGTTTTTGCTCTTCGGGGATAACGTTTTCTAACAGAATACGAAGCATTCCGTTCTCTAGGGAAGCATCTCTGACCACTACAGTCTCGGCTAAAGTGAACTTTCTACTGAAAGCACGTGCGGCAATGCCTCTATGAAGATACTCTTTTTCATCAGTCGCTTCAGGAGCTTTACCTTCAACAGTAAGCTGTCCGTCTTTTACCTCAACGTCTAATGATTCTTCAGTGAAGCCTGCTACGGCTAATTCCACAATATATGTAGTATCACTTTCTTTAGTGATGTTATATGGTGGGTATGAGTTCGCCTTTACAGTGTTTTCTGACATAGCTGTAATGCGATCAAAGATCCTATCAAAACCTACAGTCGTAAAAGGATCGTATTTTGTTTGCAAATAAGTCATTATTGACCTCCTATATTTAGCAAGGGTTAATATATGTAAGTCCCTTATGGCAACTTACATCTTTATTTATACATGATTAATGCTTATGTTCTGAAAAAAATTC